CGTGACCGCTTTGCGTGGCCGCATAGATGCGCCATAGGCGGTGATCGCAGTACCCGCAGCCGGGTCATACTTCCGGCCGGTGTTGTCAAGATCCACAGTAACGGCACCCGCCTGATACCGCTCAAGTTCACGCGACCGACCCCGGCGGACAGTCACCGACCGCACATCAGCGGTCACATCCTCAAGGACGTCACCCGCCAACCCAAACGGAGCGTTATCAAGTTCACCATTCACCGGATCGTCAAGGGTGAAAAAATCACCGACACCACCTGCGGCCAGATCGAACGCGATACGAACCCGCGTATCAGGCCGAGGCATAGACCCGGCCGTTCCTGCGTTCGTAAGCGCGAATCGCGTCCACCACCTGACGGCCAACCTCAGCACCGTCAGCACCCATACCCGCGTTCACGGTCACATTGATTGTCGTTCCGCCAAGACCCGCAGCACCACCACGGTTCAACGGCACGACCGCCTCCGGACCCGCCTCACCGATGATCGCAAGAGTAGCCTCAGTGACAATGCCACCCTTCGCCAATTCAGGAATAGTCGGCAGATCCGGTGTGCCAAAACTATACGGACCGAACGACACCGCCGCCTGACCCACACCCACGGTGAACTGAGGAATGGTGAAACTCAACGCGTTCCATGCGTTCACGATCCTGTTGATCTGACCGATAACCAGATTCACTGCGTCGCGAACTGTTCCCGTGATCGTGTCGTAGATGCCTTGGAAAATACCACCGATGAATCCGGCCACCGCATTGAACGCCGTAGTGAACGCTTCATGCATTGACGTCAGGAAACTATTGATGCTCGTAATCGCGTTAGAAACGAACGTTGAAATGGCAACGCCAACCTCAACAAGTTTCGTAACAAAGTTCACCCAATACGCGATCACATCAATCAACGCAGTAACGATCAATCCGAGGAACTGAATTACCTTCTGCAAATACAACGAATAGAAAGTGACAATTGCAGGCACAACATAATCGGCAAGGAACTGCACAAACGTCAGGAAACCTTGACGCAACGTCTCAATGGTCTCCCGGTTCTCGTCCAACTTCTGCCGCACCTGATCAATGACCTGCACGACAGTGGACCGAATAACCTCAAACGCATTGCGCACAGTCTCACGCAACGTCTCACTGTTATTCCACAGATACATGAACCCGGCAGCGAGCGCCGCAGCAGCCGCCACCACAAGAGCAATTTTCAAAGTCAACGGATTGAACACCGCAATGATCGCACCAACACCCGTGATGAGTTTGCCGACCACCAATAGAACGGGACCGACCGCCGCCGCGATAGCACCGAACTTCACAATCATTTCCTGTTGCGCCGGAGTCAACCCACGGAACGCATCAGTCAACACCCCGAACCGTTCCACAATCTGATTCACGAACGGCAGAATGATCGCACCAATCTCAATCAAAGACGCCTTCAACTCAGTCAACGCCTGATTCAACTTGAACTGAGTAGTGCTGCCTCACTCGAACCAAGCAACCGGCCAAGTTGCTCACGGTTACCGCCAAGCCGTTCATCCAACATCTGCAACGCGGCAGGCAAACCATCCCGGCTGATCGCGTCACGCAGATCCCCGGCAGACAAACCAACTTCATCAAGGATCTTTTTCGCCTCTTGCGTCGGCACAACAAACGACCGGAACAAAGCCTGAACCTGCGTCACCGACTGAGCAGCATCACCATTGGTGCGCGTCAACAGTGCGACCGCGCCGCCAAGATCCTCAACACTGGATCCGGCCTGCTTCGCGAACGGCAACACTCGACCAAGCGCACCCGCGAACTGAGACGTTTCAAAGTTACCGGCACGCGCAGTAGCCACAATCACATCCGTGGCACGCGCAGCATCCACAACCTCAGAACCGTACGCGTTCATCGTTCCGGCAAGCGCACGCGCAATATCGTTGGTCTCACCAAGACCCGCCGCGCCTGCCTTAGCCGCGAACTCCAACGCGTCCATTGCATCCGCGCCACGCAAACCCGCAGACGTAATCACAAACAAAGCATCAGCAAGTTCCTGCGGAGCCTTAGCCGTGCGACCCGCAAGATCCAACACCGCAGATTCCATCGCCTTGACTTCATCCGCAGCGATACCAACAAGACCGGTGATCTTAGACATAGACGATTCAAACTCAATCGCCGTAGCCGCAGCCGCCGCGCCGATACCCACGATAGGCAACGTCACAGATTTAGTGAGACCCCCACCGACCTTCGAAACGGAAGCGCCGACGCTCTGAATCTTTTTCCCCATCGCAGCGAACTTTTGACTAAACGTCTTAGTCTGTTCCTGCATCTTGGCGATTTCGCGCTGCGCCTTAGCAAGATCCTTACCATCCCAATCGGCAAGTAGGCTAACGAGTACCGCAGGATTTCTAGCCACGATACTCTCCTAACTTCGCCTGACACGCTTCGGTTGCTTTGTTCACAAGCGCAATAACCTGATCAGCGGACTCCGCCTTATTCCAATCAGCCGGAGAATCGTACGCACCCCACACCAGACGCGACGCACGTTGACCGGACTCCGCTCGGATCTTGGCAACGAACCCGCGACCATTGCCATACGAGCGACCCGTTTTCGGGTTGATCCCCGCACGCGGTGGCGCACCATCCGACTTCCGTCCGGCAAGTTCCCAAATGACACCCGCCGCCGTGGTGTTCTGCACACCCATCACATTAGAAATAACAGTGCCTTTTTTGCGTCGCTTCGCCGTCGTGACTTTGATCCCGCCACGAATCGTGTTGTTGTTGTTGTCGTAGCCGCCGCGCCAACCCTTCCACCCTGACAGTGGTTGACCGGACTTCACAAGACCTTGCGCCTCATCACGCAACTCGTTAGCAGAGGCACGCAGACCCTTCAAAACATCCTTGCGAACATCAGCATCAAGTTCCTTCAACGCATCAAGCGTGGTACGGATACCCTTGACTTCAACATTCACTTGGACCCCTTGTGTGCCTTGCGTTCCTGAACCTGCCGCCACCGCAAATAGCGTTGCATGGTGATGATCATTCGATCCGATTCCGCCAACACTTGCGACGGAGCAAGACCAAACTCAAACGCCAAATGAACTATTCGGAAGGTTGCGGATTGCTCTCCAAAGGGACAACATCATTGTCCTCATCACCAAACGAAACATCCGGATCCGCCTGATCAAGCCATTCCATAAACCCCGGAACGCTTGGGTTGGTGCGTTTCATGCTATGCCACGCAAGCCAATACATATCCGTTAGACGGAACTCGTTTTGAAACTTCGCAACCGAACGATTGAACTCCGATTCGAACGCGACAAGATCCGCCGCTGACACTTTCACATCAACGGCGGACCCGTCGCCATTCGTTACGCGTAGGTGCATTTTCATGGCAGGAACTCCAATCTAGGAATGAACTTACGAAGTTACCTTAGTAACCTCTCCGGTGATCGGAAGGCTCACGCTGGTTGTAGCCAGATCGCCAACCGCGCCATCAACCGGGGAATACTCGGTCACTAGCACATCAAATTGGTAATCCGGATTCGTTGCAGAGGTGACGGCAGTTCCACCCGGCTTCACTGAAACCGCAACAGTTCCGCCAAGGTTCGGGAAAAACAGCGAGTCAATACCCGACGCACCGAAATCCTGATGCATTTCGAAATCCACCGTGCCGGACTTCAAACCACCAATCCGCGTGCGGTATCCACCCGCAACGCCGAAGGCAGTAGTTTCAACGTCATCCGCACTCAAACTAATCGTGACGGATGCACAGGATGAGGTGATGGTTGAACCGGCGAAAACAATAACCGGATCAGTCAGCACATACTTAGCCATGATGCTCCTTACGCATACACAGTGACAACAAACGTCACAGTTAGATAGGTGTTCTCATTGATTGTGGCCGCACGGTAGTCCCGTACTTCCGTCACTCGGAGATCCTGTATCAGTCCTCCGAGAGTCCTGTCTGATTCAATAGCCGCTTTCACGCTTGAATCACCATCGGGATTGCAATACGCGTCAAGGTTTGATTGCGCATTGCGATCCGAAATCTTAGACAC